GCTTTAACCTGTTCAGAGATTAACTGACGGTCAATTTCAGCACCGATTTCGTAGGTAAGAATGTTGATCATTTCGGCTTCAACATCGACACCGTGCATTGCCATCATGTCTTCAGCGAGTTCTGGAGACCAGTGAGCAGCAAGTTTACGAGTTTTAGCTTCAACGCCTTTTTTGATCAGATCAAACTTAGCCATTGGGTATGTGCTGAGAACCTTAGCGCCTTCACCTGTAGCAGTACCTTGTCCACCGCCAGTAAAGTCAGCACCGTTTCCAGCATAAGCCTGCCACATAGCGCCCGAGGTCGTAGAAGTTCCTACGTTGCCAGAAGTACCGGTGTAGCGAGTGTCCTGAGTATTGTAACCAATTTCAGACGAGCTGAGATCGAGGTTACCATAACCGAGGTTACCGTTCGAACCATATTTGGCACGAAGAGCGAATGCGAAACCGATAGGACCATTCATCGGCTGAACGCCAACGAGTTCATGAGCGGTTAAGCTTGGGAATATACGACGAACCATTGGGATAACAATGGAAGGCCAGTGATAATCTGCAGTACCAAGTACGCCAGTAGCAGCAGTACCATTACCAGCGATGGCAGTAGTAGCAATTGCTTCAGCTTCCTTGATCATACCACGCTGAACGAAATCTTTCTGCGTAGTTTCGAGAACCATAGCTGTTGCCAACTTGGTGTATTCATCCTTAATAGCAGGACCGGCTTCAAGAACGCCTGCCCACTTTTCAAGGATTTGCGATTGATATTTATTGTCTAATAGACCTATCATCTTTTTTCTCCTAGTTATTGTTTTGTTTGTTTAATGTCAATTGCTTGACAAAATTATTTATTCAAGTTGTTTAAACGAGAGATCCAAGCTTCCATGAGTGGGTCGACCGCATCAAGTTTCTTTTCGATCGTTTCGTCGATTTGATCATCATCTTTTTTATCTTCAGCAATGATTTCCTTGACTTTCGAATCAAGCGATTCATCAAGTTGATCGTCATCATTTAAAGAAGTTTTGATCGATTCATAAACTGTTTCGAATTGATCTTCGATTTCTTCAGCAGTTGCAGATTCGAAATATTTGCGAAGTTTAGAAGCTTCGAGTTCCGGCAGATCATTGACTTTGCTTTCGAGAAGTTCATCAGCCATTTTGATTTGAATGACCTTATTGAGCTTCATGTTCTTTTCGATCGTTTCATTCAATTTAGCTTTAGCATCGCTCAATTCTTCAGAAATTGATTCTGCAACTTCTTTAGCACGAGCTTGAACTTCATCATCAGTTACTAATAATGTTTCTTTAATCGTATTAATAGCTTTCATCTGACGTTGCATGCGGTCATAATCAACAACGAGCGATTCAGGGATGATTTCTTCGATATAAAGTTTTAGGTAATCGTCAATTTTTTCGACCAATGTTGCTTTTTCAGTTTCAAGAGTTTCATTGACTTTAACTTCGATTTTCTGCGCATAATTTTCATCAATTGCTTTAATCAAGGTTTCAGTTGTTTCTTTAACTTCAGCATCATATTCTTCTAATGCAGCTTCGGCCAATTTGATCGCGATCTCTTTAGCAGTTGCTTTGCCTTCGTTCCGAGCTTCAGTGATCTTGGTTTTAAGCGAATCAACGAATTCATTCAGTTCATTCTGTTGAGACTCATTAAGAGTCATTCCGCTCGCCTTGAAAGACTCGATCAATTGTTCTAGCTGTTTCTTCATTATTTGCTCTCCTTGGTAATAATATCTTGCATATATGTTTTGGTTAAATCTTCTAACGCAGAAGAAAGTTCTGTTTTGGCTTTGTCATAATCGCCGGTTTGTAATGCATTCAAAAATTCTTCAGTTTGTTTCATATATAATTGACTCCAATATGCTTAGATTTATTATCACTATATTATTTATCATAGAGCGCTCAAAAATTGCTTTATAAGTGAGTACATTTGTTCATTTTTGTTATGCGGTAATTTAGCGAGCCCTTTTTCGAACGCATCATATGTTGCTTCAATGATAGTCCCGTGTTGGTTAATGATGAAATCTTTTGATTCGAGAATGCCATCGACAAATTCACCGATTGAAGGATTGGCGACGCAATCGATCGTGCACAGTTTATAGTTCTTCACAAGTCCTTCTTCAACCTTTCCAACACCTCGAGTTGAAAAACCAAGCGATGTACCGTATTGAATTAAAGATGCAAGAATGTCGCCTTGAGGAGTGCCTCTAATCCCTCGAGCAGGATCAGATGCTAATACGACAGATTCACCTATCCATGTTTTATCATTTTCGACGAGCGAGGTGATTCGAATAGCAGAACGTTCTGGATTGATATGCGCATAATTAGGATGTTCGAGTTCGCCTAATGCGCGGTGACGATCGACGTATTCTGCAACAAAGCGATCGACTTCAGGCTTCAATGACTTATATTCATAGGAGCGATTGTTTCCGTTCTTTTTGTCTGCTATAATATATGGACCACGTAATTTGACAACTTTACCACCCGATTTAACTTCTTCGGTGATAACTTCGACATCATGCATGTCATTTTCGACGATAAGCTTAAGAACATCATTATTGATCATAAAATAGTACCTTTTTAAAAAATTGTGATTTGCGTTAATTGTATTTATCACAAAGTGGTGAAAAACAAAAAAGGAGAACCGAAGTTCTCCTTTATCGCTTTAATTGTTAAGCTGATCACATATTGGAATCGTCGACTTCTTCTGCCCATTTAATAGAAGGGGCTGAAGTTTTAGGACCAAGTTCTTCAATTCTGCTCTTATAGTATTCAACAACAGCGTCTTGAAGCTTTTCCTTCTCGACTTCTTTAAAGTTCTCATCAATTTCAGTATCAGTCATTCCAAAGATCTTGCGCATTGCAATTCGTTTGCTGAATTCTTCGCGATCAGATATCAGTTCATATGATTCTGATTTAAGCTGAAGAAGCTTAGATGATTGATATAGTTCATAAAGCGCGGGCTGAGTAAATTGAACATTAATATCGCTGTCTTTCATCTTGTACTGTTCCCACAACTTACGCAATTTTAAGTGGGTGATGAATGATGCTTTGAACGCTGCAGCAAATATTTTCTGAAGTCGGATTTCCTGCTTAAAGAATGAGTACTCTTCATATGATATCGACTCATCTCGTTCCATTGTGTTCTCTGGCATTTTGAAGCGAGTGAACGGGACTTTGAATGTTTTAAACAGACGAGTTAGGAAGTACATTATGTCATCCATCTGATCATAAGATGCAGAGCTTCCTACTGATGAAATTTCCGAGCCGTTTGATTCAGCAGTTTTCCAAAAGAAATATGATTCGAGCATTGTGTGAGGGTTATATCCCTTACCAATTTCACCTGAGCTATTAACAGTTTTCTTCGACTTAAAGTCTTCGACAAATTTTCTGATGTGATTTTTCGCA